GCCCCCTGTTTTAACATTAGAACGCCACCTGTGTGACCAAGAAAAATTCTTTATGGCGTATAGCCAAGTTATTCGGCGGCATTTTGCCGCAGTACACCACACTAACCAATCGGACCAAGGATCGAGTTATAAGCCACGTTTGCAGCGTGCCTAAAACTTGTTGTCACTTGGTCTCATTGGTGTGTTGCCCGGCAATGGCTCGGGCCAAAATGGGGTCTAAAGACCCCGATTACTCCCGCAATAAGCGGAATCCCCTACTTCCTCCGTAGCCTCCTTGAAAGGCTGAATGGAAGAAGTTACCAACAGCTGCAGCCCCATTATTCAACAAATAGGACTTAGCGGCACGCTGAGCTGATTGACGGAAAGAATCTCCGTCGGCAGTTGCTGCGGTAAAAGTGGGACGACCAGAAGGTGGAAGCACGTTTTTGACACTATTCCACATTGTCTCGACGTTAGACCACATACTTGCCATAGTGGGCGTTGGACCCTGATTCTCATTCACACCCAACGGTGCAGCTGAGTGCATCGTTTTCGGTGTCCCCTCGAAATTATACACACATTCGATGAACACTGAAGTCCCACTGCCAATACCTGCAAAAGCTACATATGGTATTGACATAGGGATATGGGTTGTGGGGTCAGTTCCCACTGCTGAATCAGCCTCACCAGCAAGTAAAAAATCGTCTGAAAACTCAAACGAATCTGCATCAATTGGACGACCAGTTGAAGAACCACCATTAACACCAATGCTCTCATGAGTTGTGGGGAAAGCAATAAGATCGTTGACGGTGATAGCTGCAAAAGTTTGTAAATCCATGGATGGTAACGCGCCGGTAAAACACTGCCCTGGAGCAACTGTTAAAGCCAAATTAGGATACGCGCGCACACCAATCGAAACCGGTCGTATGGACCCGAAATTCGCCTGGATTGCAGCTTGGTCGGCCGGAGCATACAAAGAAGACGTAGCGACTGCCAATCCACCTTGCAACCTCGAAACTAAGCTGTACGTGTTCGAGGAAGTGGTATCGGTAATTGTCGATATAAATGGTAAAGCAAACACTGCGAATGAACCATCAGCATTGGAAGTACCAGTCAACCGTACGTATGCTTGCGCACAAGTGGTGTCGACCATCGTCCCCCAACCTAGTTTCACTCCTGAGTATTGCCAAGGATCACTGAGTGTACGGATGTAAGCGCCTGTGATGTCACCACCACCCATGCCGCGCGAACGCCGTTTCCCAGCTGCCCTCCGTCTCTGTTTTTGTTGCCCCTTCTGTTTATTTTGTTTCTTCTGTTGCTGTTTCACAGCTTGCTTTTTTGTTTTTTGTTGTACTCCACTCATTTCTGAAAACCCCATTCTTTAAAATTGTTTCTCGCTAGGGGATTATTAGTGAAAACCCTTAAACTGCATTCTACGCTGTCACCTAAATACGGCCGCTGAAGCAAGTAGGAATATTTTCCTTCACTGCGATAACAAAGTTTTCGATTCAACTCAATGTGTGTAAAGGATTCCAGCCTTAGATGTTGCCTTTCACGGCTCACCAGACCAAGATCCATTGACATGTGCATCCGCCAAGCAGTCCTACACACACCTTTGGGACACCTTTTCGTCCTCAACACACAAAGCCACCCCTCATCAGGGGGTGGGCTCCAACAGAGCACCTACAGTATCATAGGTTGATGGTTGGCTACCGGTCCTAACTCTGCGACATGCGCGAGCTCGCAATAACGACCAACCTTTTAGGGAATTACCCTTATCGTGCAATTCTATGCACATCACCACGACAAACACCCCAAGACAGGGGTGGCGGCTTAGCCCATTATGGGTACCCAGGAAAATTCCAGGGCCTCTTAAAGTTGAACGCTCCGCGTAGGTACGTACTCCAACTATTGTTTGTCTGCCAATTCATTCTCGGTCATTCCTAACCTACCGTGCGTATAACACCTTTGGTCCGTCTGTCTCACGGTCAAAAAGGCATTTAATATAGGGATGCTCCATATCCCCACGGCGCAAAGCCACAGCAGTTGCTTGATACATAGCACTGTCGAAGCCGTAACGCATCATGACATCATAATCAGTTTCCTGACACCACGACACGTGACCCAAGCGAAATTTGTACTCATCATCTCTAAAGTACTTGGCCACCAACAGGTCCTGTTTTCTCTGTTTCTTAGCCTTCATTTTCTTGGTTACGCCACACTTGGTCAACACTCCATCCAAAAAAGAGTTGACCCACGGCAAAAACCGTAACATTCCCAGTCCTTCGCAAACACCTCGCAGTAACACGTCGCTGTCAACTGATGCTGGTGGGTTGATGAAATACCCAAACTTTGCGAAAATTTTCCCTAACTTTGGTACGAATACGGTACCCCGGGCCGTCGCCACAGGGGTGCTGGAACAAAACTCAACGTCATAAGTGGACGTTCGGTAATTGCTCTCAGACTCAAATCCTAGCTGTAAAAGGTCATCATAAAAATTAACCCTATTCCCAATGTGGCGCACGAGACTGTCGTCGCCCATAACCATCATTCTAATGGCACGGGGCAAGTCAACGACAGCAGTCCCTGTCTGTAAGTGAAACACAAACAGGTGCAGCAATGCATTAAGCAACGAATTAAAACAAGAAGTGTACGGATCTCCAGATTTTCGGGTTCCTGGACATTTATAACTCCAACCGTTCGTTGTCG